GTCGTGTTTATGGGGCATGCTTAAAGCCGTACCCTCAAATGGATGACAACACCACCAACACCACATTCATAAGTTAACTTAAACTTACTTTTTTTCTTTAAGCGTAATTACATTGCGAGTACTAACAATAACATGAAACACGAAGACAAAGAAACAATTGAAGTTACCCCACCACCGATTTGAACACTTGGTTTTTCGTAAATTTCTAATTCGTCATCGTCATCGTCATCGTCATCGTCATTAGATGACGAAGATGTTAGTGGTGACGAAGATGTTTTACCCGACGAAGTGGGGGGTGGAGGTGGAGGTGGGGGTGTCTGTCCGTCCGCAGCGTCGGTATCAGCTTCAAAATTTATTTCACACCCTTGTTCAATAAGTAAATTTTGTGCTTCTATATTATCGGTGGCCACTTCTTGATCACATATAGCAAGTTTGTTTGAACAGGCATTTGGTTTTCCGCTACTTGGCATTATAACACCACTACCATCACATAGACCAGGTACCAAACAATCTGAATTACCAAACAAACCCGAGGCGGATGTTAAACCAGCATCCTCAAACGCTTTAAACGCCGAATTTATTTCGGGGCACCCCGCCCATGTTGGGTTCGCTTTACAATGATTAATAAAATTTGTACCACCATCTTGAACATTAACACACTTACATTTGTCACTGCCTCGGTTACTTTTACACCATTCGCGAGCTTCTCTCTCTGCCTCACTAGCGTTTATAACCGATTTGATTTTATCATAACACGTTTCATTTTTACTGGAGACAACTTTCATTAAGTTCGCAGTATTGGTACAATACCCCGTTTGTTGTGTACCTACACTTGAAGAAAATCCAAAAAGCAATTGTTCATAAAGAGTTCTATCTTTTTTTGAACCAGTACCATCACCCATTTTACCCGTAGCGATAACTCTTGTCCACCGAGGTTCGTTTGACCATGTTCTTACATTCGTATCGGTTATTTGATTATCGTTAAGACCACACTTTAATCCTGCAGACGCACCACCAAAAACATCACTTTTACCTGTATAATCCTTATGTCCTTCGTGTGCACCGCCTATTTTTGTTATACTATTAAACTGATAACATGGATTATTACCGGAACCCGATTCATCTTCCCTTAGATTGTTTCCATCTATGTTTACACAATGGTGTCGACGTTTTCCAGCTCGCCCCTTTTTATGTCGCGAAATTTGTGTAGTTCCATCACATCCACCTGCATCATTGTCTCTATGACCACCTGGAACAAACCATCCTGATGCATAAAAGTCTGGCATTGTATTTATTAGTATATAAAAATATTTTTATTTTATAAATCATGTGGTTTATACTAACAATTATAGTACTGGTGGTAATATACTATATAAAATCGGTAAATGTAAATGATACATATTTTTTATATAAAAATAGTTTATCAAGACATGAATGTGAAGAACTTATACATATGTCTAAAAAATATACCCTGGAAACTAAATTAGATGGTGTAGATGATAAACCAGAATACCAGGTCGATATTTACGATTCCGATACGATTGTTTCTGAAGATTTATACGCAAAAGTAATACACATTTATAACAAACATATCATGAAAAGACTTACACACGTAAAACACCCCGATTTTATATTTTTGAAACGGTATAAACAGGGTGAAAGAATTCATATACCAATACATTACGACGAAAGTCGAGTATCCTTTAATTTTCTACTTTCCGATACGAAAGATTTCACGGGTGGTGAACTTTACATATTTGATAAAACACAATCAAAATTAATCGATAAAAGTATAACAACGACAACTAGAGATACTTTTATAAATACGTATAAAAACTTACCCGTTATACACAATTTTGAACAGGGTGATTTAATAAAATATGAAGGCGGTGAACAAATGCATGGCATTTTACCCGTGAAGAGTGGTGTGAGATATCTGTTAACATTTTTCTTTGAATAAAGTATGTATGTATGTATTACTACTCTTTTTACTATTAATTCTCGTATACAAAAATATAGAATACTTTAAATATAAAAGGGTTCACCCTTATGGGTTTCCTTTATTAAAAGAAGTAAATGAGTATATAAATACATCTGAATGTAAAAAAATCACTGAAAAAATAGCGAATCATCCTGCACTGGGGTATGGTGGGTTTTGTATACGATTTAGTGATTCTCCTGGAACTGAAAAGATGTTCCGCGAAAATAACTTACACGAAATATACGATATATTCAAACGTGTTAAAAAAGATGGTACAAATGTGTACATATGTAATATACTAATATTACCAGTTTCATCGGGTACAACTATAGGTGAACATTATGATGGTACACACGAAGAAACTGATATATTCGGACGTGAATATATGCCTTTGTGTAGCACTGTAGTGTATTTAAATTTACCTAATACGTTTACAGGTGGTCAATTATTTATTAAAAAGTTCAATAATGACCATATTTATAAGAAAATAGACCCTATTATAGGTAAACTTGCTGAGTTTCGTGGTGATATGGCACATGGTGTAGATGAAATATATAGTGATGAAAAAACAGATCGATTAAGTTTAGTTTTTGAACAGTATATTGTTGATAAAGAAATACCATTTAAAATTGAACCTATATTTACCGAAACAAAACGTGATGAAAATGGAAATATTATACTTATGTAACCCTATATAAATTACCAGATAACGTCATTCGTTGGTTATCTACTGTATGTCGTTCTACAAAATGAGTAAAACAACTCGGAAATATAACAATTTGCCCTTCTTTTATATCCAGTTTTATACTTCTTTTAAATTGTGGAACATTTTCTTCAATTTCTGAATAAAAAGTGTGCATGGGTGAAGGATTACTAAAATAAAATCCTGCATCCGTTTCAGGCTTATACTTTGCCATGTAATTAAAACTAAACATGGGTTCAGATGGTCCACAAAATATTTCATCACTTGGATCACTGAAATGCCAATGTTCTGAGCTATGATCACCTTTGTTATAAATATTAAACCATATATCCGAACATTCGAGGGATGTACATTTTTCGTCTCTACATATTTTAGTGGTTAAATTAAGTTTTTCTATATTCAGTTCTTTTAAAAGCTTTTTCGTGTGTTTTTCAATTTCACTGTTTATATATTTCGTTTCATTTATATACGATCGTAAATCAAAAATTATACCCTCATCTTCATCCTGTACACCCCCTAATATCTCTACAATTTTCGTTTTACGTTTAGGTTTTGCATTATTTCTACAATATTCAACCTCATCTATAACACATTGTGGATTTTCAAACGAACCTATATATACAGGTAAACCAAAAATATACTGTATCATCTTATATTTTACAATATCATATTTCTTTATATAAATTACCGGAAAGTGTTATTCGAGGACCATCACACTCTTGTTTTGAAACTTCGTGTACCATAAAAAACGGAAAAATAATTACATCTCCTTGTTTGACATCTGGTACAAAACTACGAGTAAAACACGGTTCGTCCTTTTCCCATTCTTCTTCGAATGGTGATGTTCCAGATGAACAATCTGTAAATTTGAATTTAGCATCTTTTTCTTTATCATATTTCATAAAGTATGTAAAACTAAACATGTTTTGTGGGTGTCCCTTATATTCGGGTTCTTCGTCTTCGTGACCTATAACATGCCAATGAGGTCCCTGATAATGCCCTTTTTCATATATGTTAATCCACGTATCATTACATTTATTTTCAGTACATGTTGAGTTTCCACATATATTAACTGTAAGGTTTATATCCATATTTAATTCATTTGAAAATATTTTAGAGTGTTTATGTAATTCTTGAAATATGTATTTAAAGTAATTTTTTTCATTTGTCAATCCACCCCCGTGTCCATCTGTAGATGTTGTTAAACACTCTGCATTCCATTCATCGGATGTATTAATTATTTTTGTTTCATCGATACATTTTTGAACCTCGTTTATAGCTTTAGAAGTGTCTTCTATTGAAAATGTATATACTGGGTGACCGTATACGTATTGTATCATGTTATAGTTAAATTTATAAATATACTTTTAATTACATTTATAAATTTAATTTATTTTGATTTAATTTAATGTGCACTAGCACTAGCACTACGACATACCCATTGATTTTCCTTGTGGAGACATCATAAATGCTGCACCCGCTACAAGAACTAATATACACGATGAACAACTACTCGCGATTGACACAATTGTACCCGTCCCTGGATCACCACCTGTAAATATATTATTAAAACCTTTACCAATACTTTCAAACATACCTCCTATACCCTCCTCTTCCGTTTTTTCAAAAGTTTCAATACTATTCGCCAAATCTATAGCATTCGAATCCTCGTTTATTATTTGTGTAACTTTATTAGCAAGTTGTTCCGCAACATATTTGATTTGAATATTCTGATCAATAGAACATTCTGTATTGGCCGATATTTGCGCCAATTCTACTGGTGGTGGAATACCCATGGTTATATACACACCCATACCAACTGGATCTATCACGACATTTGATGTCTGTAATGTCTGATCGTTAACAACAGATGATGCAAGTTTATTAACGGTTTCAAATGTGATATTCTTTTGAATAGAATTTGTTACACTTATAATCGTTTCATCTTTTTTCTCTTTGTTTTTTGGTAAAGATAAAAAACCACTCTTTTCTTCGGTAGTCCTTTTTATCTGTTGTTCTACTGCACCTCCAATTTCAGATACTAAATCTGCTGTGTTCTCTGCATTGAATTCCTGCATGATTTTAATATCGGCATTAATATTTTGTGAAATGTCGAGATCGCAATACGCAGTAACGCCGGATACAGACATGTCCTGAACATTCATAACCTGAGACGATACTGTATTTTCATCCTTATTCAAAAAATTAAATATATTTTCGTTTAACATGGTTGTTTCGGATCTAGTAGTTGATTTTGATTTTCCTCCTCCAAAACCCAACGCACCCGCGGCAAAGCCTGCTGCAGCACCTAAAAAATATTCTCTAGGCATTGTTTTATTATTCACCTAGAAAATAATTATTCGGTCTTTTTCTTAGCATCTTCTATTTGTTTGACAATATCAAAAACAGACGCGTTTGGGTCTATTTTTATTTCGCCTGTATTATATTCTCTATATTTTTCCATACTTCTCAATATGAAAAATGCGATCACGATTGCAATAAGTAAATATGTGATTTTTTCCTGGTTAATCATTTTTTATAATATATTAATATTTTTAATTTAAAGAAATAATTTTTCTTTATATTATGATTTTAAGTATAGACGTCGGTATACGAAACTTAGCAATGTGTATGCTCGACGAAACGTCTAACCTTATTGTTCAGTGGGACGTGTCTGGTGTACCTCCTGAACATAAAGACGGCTTATTTGTTTCTTTAAGAGACCACTTAGATGATAAACCGTGGATCTTGAAAGCAGACACGATACTCATCGAGAAACAACCCGATAAAAATAGAAAAATGAAGATGGTTGAACACTTTCTTCATACCTATTTCGTTATACGTAACCCTAA